AAATATATTAGCTCGTATATCATTACAAGCAGATACATATACAGTTTTGCTTCAAAACAATTTAAATATAATTACATCACCTCGAAGATATTTTGGACCAGTAAATATACAAAATATGAATATTCAAATATTAGATGAATATGGACGAATAGTAGATTTAAATAACATGGATTTAAGTTTCTGTTTATCACTTCAAACATCTTATGATGTTTAGATTCATTAATAATTTGAATAAAATATTACATTAATAATAAAATATATTATTAATATAAAAATGGCACATTCATTTAAAAATATACCTGCTAAACCGTGTTTTGGTGATAATAGAGAACCATTAGATGCTGGAAATTATATTCAAAAGAAAAAGGCACGTGCGACTTATTGTAATTCAAATGTATGTATTAAAAAGAATACTGGAACATATGAGAATTATAATTTACTTCATACAGCACAGCAATTAGATAGAAATAATTGTTATTTAACATTTGATAAATATAATTTAAATAGAAACTTATTTACCGAATTAGATACAGAAGGTCTATGTGTTCTTCAAAATGCTTCTAGTAATACTTGTGCTACTACTATAGATCCATCTTTAAATATTTATGATAGTTATATTATTGATCCTAGTGGCGTTCTATTTGGAAATACAATATGTGGAATAAATAATTATGTAAATTTGATGACAAAAAATCAAGAACCTATTACTTATAATGTAACAGGTAATTATGATATATCATCAAATAAATATTACAATACAATTATAATTTTTAAAGGAAATGGAACATTTACATTAATTAATGGAAATTTAAATATGGATATAATAAGTGTTGGTGGTGGTGGAGGTGGTGGTGGAGGAAAAAGTGGAGCAAATTTAACACCTGGTGGTTCTGGTGGTGGTGGAGGTGGTGGAGAAGTAATAAAAGGTTCATATTATTTAAATATTATTGACACAATGAATATTACTATTGGAAATGGTGGAAATGGTGGTCTTACTGATACTAGTTTAAATCCTACTAATACAAGTGGTTCTACTGGACAAAATACAACAATTGTTTATCCTTCATTTACAATAGTTGCTAAACCAGGATTAGGAGGACTAAAGGGTGCAGGAAATAGTGGAAATGGTGGTTCAAGTGGATCGGGTGGAGCTGGTGGTAAAGGTTCAATTGCTGATTCAACACCATCTACTATTGGAATTAATGGTGGAGGTGGAGGTGGAGGTAGTTATTATGGTTTAAGCGGAGCAAATGGTTCAATAACAAATGCTACAGGATTTTTAGATATTAAAAATTATGGAGCTGGAGGAGGTGGAGGAAATGGTGATGGAGGAGTAACTGGAGGAGCAGGAGGAAATATTTATTCTGGTAATGGAGGTAGATGTATAAATCCTAATAATCCATCACATAATGGTACATCTGGCATTGCGAATTATGGTGGTGGTGGCGGTGGTGGTACTGAAGGAAATGGTAATTATGGAACATCAGGTAATGGAGGCAATGGTGGTTCAGGTGTAGTAATATTAGCTTTTAATGTATAAAAATTATATTTTTTTTAAAAGTTTTTTAGCCTTCGCAGAGACACCAATTCTATGATATTGACGTGCTCTAACATATGCGGCATGTACTCCTTTTTTACTAATTTTACATGTATTTTTTTTACAAATAGGAAATGATTTCTTAGAACCAAGAAAGCATTTTTTACCGCATTTTTTAAACATAACAGTTCTTTGATGAAAGCCAGGTTTTTCTCTCTTCCATCCTCTCAAATAATTTTTATGGGTATGAGTCATTTATATAAATATATTATATATTAATTTATATAATATATTATTTATGGAAAAAGAAAATATAAATAAAATACCAATAGCAACACAAGTTGAAACTCATAATCAATATATAGATTCATCACAAGATACAAATAAAAAAAAAGAAACAGTATTAAATACTGTTTTAGAATTATTAAAATTGAATAAAGAAGTATCTAAAGCAAATATTAATATGAAAAATACAAACTCGGATGATGAATATGAGGCAGAACATATAAATTTTCATATTGATGATAGTAATAGTGATAGTGATGATATTGATGATAATGGAGATAATAGTGATAATAATTCAGAATTAATTGAATTAGATATGTCAGATATAAGTTTAGAAAATATAGGAACAGTAGCAAAATTATTTACAATAAATAAATATGATTTATCTGGAAATAAAATAGAATTATCAAATACTTCAAATACTTCAAATACTTCAAATACTACAAATACTATTTTACAAAAAAATATAAAAACTTATAAAAAACTTACCTATAAAGAAGTAGAAAGCAGAATCGATAATTGTTATTTTGAAAAAAATCATAAATATTCAAGCGCATTAGATATATTAGCAAGTTATTTAAAAGGTCAAAAATTGATTTATATGGAGTCAAAATATTATTCAGAGCAACAATTAAATAAATTAATGATGCCAGCAATTATGTTATCAACCGCCGCAACAGTTTTAGCAGCAGTAGTTAAAGATTATATATGGGGAGCAATATTAATATCATCAGTAAATGGTGTTATTGCCTTTTTATTAGCACTTGTAAATTACTTTAAATTAGATGCCACATCAGAAGCACATAAAATATCAGCACATCAATATGATAAATTACAAACCTCTGTTGAATTTATGTCAGGTTCTGTTCTTTTATTTCATGATAATGAACATGATAATAAAGGAGATATAAATAATTTAATAAAGAAAATTAATAAAATAGTTGATTCAAATGATAGTAATAATAAACAAGATAATATTCTTGATAAATTGAGAGAAATAGAAGATAAAATAAAAGAAACAACTACTCGTAATATAGAAAAAGAAATGATGGAAAAATTGAGCGATGTAGAGAAGAAAATATCGGAAATAAAAGAAACAAATCAGTTTATAATTCCACGAATAATAAGAATGCGTTATCCAATAATCTATAATACAAATATTTTTTCAATTATTAAAAAAATAGATGATAATAAAAAAATAAAAATAACAGATTTAAAAACCATTAAAAATGAAATAAGATATATAAAAGTAATACAAAGAAAGAATGGATTAAATTTAACAAAGAAGCAATTAAAAAGAATGCGTGAATTATTTACATTAAAACGAAAATCAATAACGGAAATATTAGTATTAAAATCAGCATTTTCAATTATAGATCAATTGTTTCAAAGAGAAATGGAAAACGCAGAAATAGAGAAACAAAACTGGTTCTGGAATTCTTTTAGTTTTTGTTGGTATATATCTCCAAATGATAAGCCAGAAAATATGAATAAATTTATTAATAAAATAATAGACCCTTTTGGCGATAAAAATTTTGAAGATAAAAATAAAAAAGAAATACAAAAGAATTTTTTAGCTAATATTCTTAATTTTTTTGGAAATAATGAAGATAATGATAAGAATTTTTCAGATAATTCATCGGATTATAATGATTATGTAAAAAGTAGTTATAATAAAGTTTAAAAATAAAAAAATTTTAAAATGATTTCTTTAAGTTAGTTTGAGAATTTATTATATAAAATAACATATATTTTTCAAAAGTCGGTGGACCAAATCAAAAATGGACATTTATAAATGTCCAAAAATCCAAAAGGGAAAAAAGTCTTGAGAAAACTCTTCATTGTTACCATAAAAATTTTTAGCGTCTCATAATTATTTTAAGATTTTTCAATTTGTGACGATAAAATTTTTTATTTTATAATTAATTTAATAAAAAAGTATTTAGGGATTTTTTTTGTTAAATAAATATATAACAAATGTTAACAGATTTGTCCCCTAAAATCCCATCATTTTGTTGCGAAAAATGTCACATTAAAACAAATAACAAAAAAGATTTTAATAAACATTTATTGACATTGAAACATAAAAATAGACATTCTTTAACAAAAAATGACAATTCTTTAACAGATTTATCCCAAAATATCCCCACATTTGATTGTTTAAAATGTGGTAAAAATTACAAATCGCGAACTGGATTATGGTATCATGAAAAAAAATGTTTTAAAGAAGAAAAAGAAGAATCTGATCATCATGATAAAATTGAAGAATCTACAAATAACAATGAAATTTCACAAGACTTAATTTTAAATGTTTTACAACAAAATAAGGAATTACAGAAATTACTTATAGAACAAAATAAACAAAATTATGAATTACAAAATAAAGTATTAGAAATTTGTAAAAATACATCAGTTACAAATAGTCATAATACAACTACAAATAGTCATAATAAGACATTTAATCTTCAATTTTTCTTAAATGAAACATGTAAGAATGCCATGAATATAACGGATTTTGTTGATTCAATTAAACTTCAACTTAGTGATTTAGAAAGTGTAGGTAAAATAGGTTATATTGAAGGTCTATCTAAAATAATTAGCAGAAACTTAAATGCTCTTGACGTCACAGAACGCCCAGTTCATTGTAGTGATTCAAAACGTGAAACAATGTATATAAAAGACGAAGATAAATGGGAAAAAGAAAGTGAAAATAATGAAAAAGTTTTAAAAGCAATTGAAGATATTGCAAATAAAAATAGCAAGATGATTAAAGAATGGAAAAAACATAATCCAGAATGTTCAAATAGTAAATCGCATAAAGCAGATGTTTATTCACATATAATGATTGAAGCAGTATGCTCTAATAATGATGTTAATAATAAAAAAATTATGAAGAAACTTATTAAAGATGTTACAATTGATAAAAGTAAGTTTTAATTTTAAATTTATATATTTATATATAAATGAATTATAATGCTACAACATATGCTATTTATAGTCAACCATATTTAGATAAAAAATGTAAATGTTATAAAAATATTGTTACTATTAATTTACAACCAAAAGGACCATTAGAAAATCTTGTAAGAAAAGTACAATTTAATCCTTTAAGTCCATTTCAACAAGAAGGACCATGTATATCTTATAATAATTGTGGTCTTGCCTTATTATCTTTAAATACATTTTGTAATAATAGTTGTGAC